GTTCTCCATTTCTATGGCTGTTAGGTTCAGATAAACGCCTTTTTCCCCGACATAAAGCCCGCTGTCATCAACCGGGATGACAAGACAGCGTTTTGTTTCCGTGCGCCCTTTGAAGTTTGTTATGAACGCCCCTTTCAGTTTCAGAAGGTCTTCTTTGATTGAAAAATTACCCATAATTTCTTGTTTTTTATTCGATTAAATATCCGTTTTCTGTAATAAGTTCACTTCATTTGCGTTCAGGCTCTCAGGCTTAATGATAGCCTTTTTTCTTCGGGTTGCTCCGGGTTCTGAGCCAATAGGGTTTCCGTTGCCAGTGCTTCCGGGGATGCAGCCGTTCCCTATATGGAGGGTAGGGGTCACGCTCTGCTGGTTCAGAACAGATTTTATAATCTTCAAGGCTTATTTTTTTCAGTTCATATTCCAAGCTGCGTTCAATAACTTGCTCCATCAGACATTCAGCCCCGAGCCTTGATATTTGTTCGATAGCCCGTTCAATCTCAGCGATAGACATTCCTAAAGATTCCTGAGCGTTTATCAAAGCCTCTTTTAACTCTTTTACCGCTTCATCAA